CGAGTCTTGGCTGACAGCATGGCTGAAGCACACATGTGGGCAAATGATTTACCTCTTCATGGTTCATTGGTCACGGACATTCTTGAAGGTCAAAAGGCCAAGCTACGTGAACTCACACGTAATAAATACCTCATTGGTGGTGACGCCTGGTTCGATCCTGAAGCAAATACTTCAGATACGTTGAAGGTGGGTAAATTGGCCACTGATTACGATTACACCCCTGTCCCACCGTTAGAAGATCTGACATTCCGTCAACGTATTACGGATCGTTATCTCGCTAACTTTGCTGCATCTGTAAACGCTTAAGGAGCATAACGCATGGCTTTACCTCCAAAATTAAAAAATATGAACTTTTTTAATGAAGGGAATAGCTACTTGGGCAAAGTTAAAACTGTGACTTTACCCAAGTTAGCCCGTAAAACTGAAGACTACCGTGGCGGTGGTATGAACGGGACCGTAAAAGTCGATTTAGGCATGTCCGATGATGGCTTAGTACTTGAGTCAACTTATGGTGGTCTAGATCTTTTGACACTCCGTCAATTTGGTATGGAAAAAATTGACGGTGTTTATCTCCGTTTTGCTGGGGCATACCAGCGCGATGATGATGGCGAATATGATGCCGTCGAAGTGGTTGTTAAAGGCCGTCATGAAGAAATTGACGGTGGTGAATCAACACCTGGTGAAGACACAGAACATAAAGTCGTAACCAACTGTGTTTACTACAAGCTGACGGTGAATGGTGTTGTTGAAGTCGAAATTGACATTCTCGGTATGAAAGAAACTATTGGTGGCGTAGATCGTCTTGAAAAACAACGAAACATCTTAGGCATTTTATAAGTTTCCTTCCCTTCTGTAGTCCAGTACTGCAGAAGGTTTTTTTATTTAACTTTTAGGATATTTCCACATGAATCAAATTGATCAAGCGATTAACCAGGAACAAATCAAAAACCCAAATGAAGAAGTTGTGAATTTAGAAGAACCAATCCGTATGGGTGAACAGATGATTACTCAGGTCACAATTCGTAAACCGGGTGTAAAGGCATTAAGTGGTACCAGTCTCCAGGCTATTTACCAGCATGACGTAGATGCACTTTGTAAAGTCCTTCCACGTGTTACTTCCCCAGCACTGACACCTCAGCAAATCTACCAAATGGACCCTGTAGATTTTGCCAATTTAGGAGGGCATTTGGTCACTTTTTTGTACCCGAAAGCCTTACAGAAGGAAATCAAGGCTCAGACAGCCTAGAGCTGGTCGATGATGTAGATGAGGCAATAGCTAATATTGCCGTCATCTTCCACTGGCCACCAAGTACTTACGATGACATGGATATTGTTGAATTGAGCAAATGGCATCGTAGAGCTCTCTTAAGAAATCAAACTAACTAATTAGAGTCCACCAATGGCAGATTTAAAATTAGAAGTCCTATTTAATGCAGTTGATAAATTATCTGGCCCTATAAAAACAATCGTTGGTGGCTCTAAAACCTTATCAGATGCCTTTAAAAAGACTTCATCTGAACTGAAGGCACTAGAAGCCCAGCAACGCAAAATTTCAGGCTTCAGGCAGCTTAAAGAACAATCTGAAAAAACTACACAGGCCATTGAACAGAATAAGGAAACACTTAAACAGCTCAAAACAGCCATGAATATTGGTGCCCCTACTGAGCAGATGGTTAAGGATTTAGCACGTGCTGAAGCTGCACAAAAACGTCTGAAAGCGGCTCAGAAAAATCAAGGTACTGAAATGACGGCTTTAGTCCGTGAACTTAATCAGGCTGGTATTAGTGTCGACAACTTGGCTGATGATGAATCAGAGCTGAAGAATAAAATCCATCTCACGACGATGGAAATTAACAAACAAAAGGAATCTTTAGAACGTCACCAGAAAGCTCAAAAGCAGTATGAGCAAATGCAAGGACGTATGGCTAAAGCATCGGATCTGGCCAAGAAAGGTCTAATGGTTGCTGGAGCTGGAGCAGCTGCAATGGCTATTCCGGTACACCTGGCAATTGACTATGAATCTGCAATGGCAGATGTGAAAAAGGTCGTCAATTTTGAAACTCCACAACAGTTCAAAATCATGGGTGATGACATCATCCGGCTATCCACCGAACTTCCAATGGCTGCCAAAGATATTGCAGCTATTGTTGCAGCTGGTGGTCAATCTGGAATTACAAAAAATGAACTGCTAGGTTTTGCTGAATCCGCGGTAAAAATGGGCGTTGCTTTTGACATTTCTGCTCAAGAGTCTGGTCAAGCTATGGCCGAAATGCGTACAGCTCTTAAAATGTCTCAACCAGAAGTCGTCTCTCTTGCTGACAAAATTAACTATCTAGGCAATAACACTCCAGCTGCAGCAAAAGGCATCATGGATATTGTTCAACGTATTGGCCCTCTCGGTGAAGTTGGTGGTTTTGCCTCTGGATCTATTGCAGCACTTGGTGCCACTATCCGGGGAATGGGTGTTGCTGAAGAAATTGCAGCAACCGGTATTAAAAATATGATGCTTGCTTTAGTTGCTGGAGAGTCTGCCACTAAAGGTCAAAGAGCTGCTTATAAAGATCTAGGCTTAGATGCTGGCCAAGTTGCTAAAGACATGCAAACTGATGCTGAAGCTACAACGTTGAAAGTAATAAAAGCAATTTCAAAATTAGATAAATATAAACAGGCTGCCACCTTAAAAGAATTATTTGGATCTGAATCTTTAGGCTCTATTGCACCATTACTTACTAACATGGAAGCCCTTGAGAAAAACCTATCAATGGTAGGAGATAAATCTAAATATGCTGGTTCAATGCAAGCCGAATATGCCGCACGTGCAGCAACTACAGCCAATAATATCCAGTTGGCCAAGAACCAAGTAGCGGGTCTGGCGATCAATATTGGTAATGTACTTTTACCCCCAATTAATACCATGCTTGGCAAATTCACCTCTGTGATGGCAGTTGTTCAAGATTGGGTATCACGCAACCCTGCATTAGCCTCAAGTCTGGTAAAAATTGCTGTTGGTGGCATAGCTATTATTGCTGTTATAAGCGCTTTATCACTTGGAGTTTTAGCGCTACTTGGTCCCCTTGCTATGCTCAAAATGACCTTTTCCACATTAGGGATTGGGTTTAGTGCATTAGGAGCCATTGTCTCCCCAGCTGGTTTAGTCATCCTTGGCATTATTGCAGCCGTGGCTGGAGCTGCTTATCTCATTTATAAGAATTGGGAACCTATCAAAGGATTCTTTGTTGGCATTTGGAATACAGTTAAAACTGCCTTCAATGGCGGAATTAAAGGCGTATCTGCCCTAATTATTAACTGGTCCCCTATTGGGCTTTTCTATGCTGCATTTGCGAAAGTCTTGTCCTGGTTCGGTGTAGATCTGCCCGCGAAATTCACAGGGTTTGGGGCCATGATTTTGACTGGCTTAAAAAATGGAATTCTTTCTAAAATCGGTGAGGTTAAAACTGCTCTCTCCGGAGCCGTAACTGGTGTTATTGAAAAAGCCCGAAATCTTCTAGGTATCCATTCCCCTTCCCGTGTGTTTATGGGCATTGGTGACTACACCATGCAAGGTATGGCATTAGGTATTTCACAGAACCATAACTTACCCGTTAAAGCGACACAGCAAGCTACTCAAAATGTGATTAGTACTGGTACCACAGCAAAGGTTACACCAGTGACGCCAATCCGGGCACAACGCGGTGGCAGCTTCATTAGTAACGACACAATTCAAATCACCATTAAAGCAGAGCACGGTCAACCCGTTCGTGAAACTGCACGTGCTTTAAGAGCTGAAATGGTACGCCTTCAACAAGAAGAACGCGATGCTCGTCGTAGATTTTTGACTGATACGGAGTAGACAAAATGATGATGGCTTTAGGGTTGTTCGTATTTTCATTGCGAACAGCTGCATATCAAGAACTGCAACGTGTTACTAACTGGAGACATCCAAGCAATAGCCGGGTTGGCTCTACTCCAGCTTACCAGTTCGTGGGAAAAGGTGAAGATACCATTACCCTGAAGGGAGAAATTTACCACGAACTGACCAACAACCGAATTGTACTAGATCAAGTCCGTCGTATGGCAGACACAGGCATGGCCTACACGTTGATTGAAGGAACCGGAAAGATTTATGGCCTAGTTATTATTGAAAATATGGAAGAGACAAAAACCTATTTCTTTAAAGATGGTGCTGCCCGCAAAACAGAATTTACTTTGACACTAAAGATTGTGAAGGAATGGAAACCGACGCTACTCGGCACACTCATCGGCATGGCTGGTGGTGCAGTAAATAGGTTGATATAAATGCTTAATCAAATCACCAATAAACTAAATGAAGCAGCTGAATCATATCAGGCTGAAACAGAATATCCTTTCCCAATTTATCGCCTAGAAGTAGATGGTAATGACATCTCCCCACTTGTCGTCGACCGCTTAATTTCACTCAGTATTAAAGACAATCGTGGTCTTGTTGTGGACTCGGTGGATATTGATCTTGATGATTCAGATGGACAATTAGAAATCCCTCCTGAAGGAGCAATTATTCAGGTGTGGATTGGTTGGTCAAATACGGGCTTGGTGGACAAAGGGAAATACAAAGTTGAATCGGTCACTCATCGCGGTGCACCGGACGTTTTAAGCATTTCGGCATTCAGTAACGATGTATCGGAAGGTTTAAAACAAAAGCGTGAACGTAGCTTTAGTAATAAAACAATTCAGGTGATTTTTGAAACCGTTGGTGCTGAATATGCTCTTAAAACAATTGTGCATGACACACTGGCCAGCCGAGTAATTTCATACATCGCACAAAATGAAAGTGATGCAAATCTGATTACCCGGATAGCAGACGAACATGATGCTATTGCTACGGTAAAAAATGGCCACTTAATTTTATTGCCACGTGGAGCCAGTCAAACAGCTTCCGGATTACCCCTTCCTACCGTCCAAATTTTTAGATCTGATGGTGATGGCCACAATTACACGACTGGTACCGGTACTGACCGAATTACAGGCGTTAAAGCCTACTATTACGATTCAAGTAAATCTAAAAAGCTGTATGTAGTCATTGGTGACAATGAAGACAATTTAAAAGAGATCCGCTACGTTCACCGTGATAAAAAAACGGCTGAATTAGCGGCACAAGCTGAATTCAACCGTTGCAAACGTACATCTCAGAAATTGTCATATACCTTTGCCTTTGGCCAACCGGAACTTATCCCGGAACAAGAGTTTGTTTTTACCGGTTTAAAACCACAAATTGATGACATCGTATGGCTCGGCACGAACGTTACTCATAATTTAACGGATAGCGGATTTACTACAAGTGTCGAATTAGAGTTACAACTGCCGAATACAGATGATGTTTCAACTCTTTTTGAGCCTGATAAAGATGGAGATAAAGAATTAAAAAAACAAAACAAAAAACGGACCGGTCGCAACTATGCCGACTACACCGGAGTAATCGTTTTTTATCGTGACAATGGAAAAGACCAGAAGCTTACTTCGGGTGATCAAAGCAATCCTTTAAAACTCATTAAAATTTATAAAACAAAAAAGACAGCGATTATTGCCTTAAAAAGAGAACAAGCCCGAATAGATAAAGCTAAAAAGGGCAAATAAAAAAAATCCTTGCTTTGGGGAAAGCAAGGACAAAAGGGTAATCAATTTTCGATACAAATTATTATAAATCACCATTTATAGTGATTTTGTTATAAAATCGTAAATAATTAAACCTACAGGTAACGAAATGGCTCGACCAAGATCCCGTTATAAATGCCCTCACTGCGGTGAACCTTTTTCAATCCGTTCAAGTACTGAACTTAATCCTTTACTCCGTTCATTTCAGGGACAGTGTCAAAACTTAGAGTGTGGTTTTACTGCTCAAGGATTCTTTGAATTAAAGATCCAGCTTTCCCCTCCAGCTCATCCTAATCCTGAAATTAACCTACCTACTCCAGACCGTACTTGGAAAATGGAGCACGCATGACAGACAAAATTGATATTGCTCAAGAACTACAACTTAAACAGGTCCAAATTCAACTTAAAGACTTTAGCCGCCCTTCCCTAACTGAATGTGAAGAATGCGGAAATGATATTCCTGTTGAGCGCCAGCGCTATGGTTCTGTAACCCTTTGTGTTGAATGTAAAAATACACAAGAAAAACTTTCAAAAAGGTACTTTTAAATGACAAATTTCCTAATCTTTTTCATCGTTATTCTTGTTTTAGCCCTCATTATTTTTTGGATGATTCTGGATTATCAATTTACTCGGTACATCCATGAGATGAAGGCTTTTTATAAGGAAGAAAATCTCCAAAACAAAAGCCAACTCAAGTTAAATCAGCAAATCCATACGGGAGTAATAAATGCAGCTATACCCGATCTTAATCGGCATGATCATGGGCATTATTTTAAGTAGTTCCATGTTCTTATATCTTGTCGCATAACGCCAAGCCCCTTCAATGGGGCTTTATTATTTTACGGTAAATACCTTGTCTTAAAAGTTTCCTACCAAACTTCTATATTGCTTGATCTGTTTTCTATATTATTTTTAGTTAACCTTTTAAGCTGTGTTAAAAGGTTAATTTCAAAAATCATGCAGCTTCTTCACCTAGCCAAAATAACATTTTGTCATTCAACTCTTCTTCAGAATCTGCACTTTCAATATTAAACTTATAGCCTTTAAATTTGAAATCTAATTTATCTAAGGTCTCTCCAATTTCATCAACCTTTTCCTCATCTAACTTCTTCAACTCTTCTGCAGAAGGTCTTAAAACAAAAAAGTTTGCGCCTTTTTGATCTAATTGAGATGCTGTTAAAAGATCTGTTGCCAACATCAAGTAATTTGTATTGATGGTATCTACATTGTTTGTGACGACAGAAACAAAACTTCCGTAATTAGAAGAACTTCGCATAGGCACATACAAATCACTATTATTTTTTCTTAAATAACTATCTTCAGGGAATAGATCTAATAAATGCTTATATTCATTTTTACTTTTAATTTTTTGTCTGAGGTTAGTTGTAGCACGTTTTAAGAATGGCTCATTTTTAATGTACTTAAAATCATTCTTCACTTTACTCTTTGATGCATGAGTTTTGCCTAAAGTAACAACACGAGTGTACAATCTTTCCAGAATCTTTTCTTCATTAAGGCCCTTAGCTAAGCCTTTATCTATCAAACGAATTTGGTCTGAAAAATAAAAATTATCTCCTTTAAAAGCTTTTAAAGATAATTCAATAACATCCTGAAGATGCTGTACTGATGTGTGCTGAAAAAACAGGAGGTTTTAACTTGGTAAACTAAACACACTCATCAGGAGTTTACCATGAGCAAGAAACACAAGACTTACACCACAGAATT